TTTCCAGTTGATCGTATTTGGATGCGTTCGTGAAAGTGCCGAATAGGTCGGTAATCACCGTGCCGGTGTTCTCGAAGGTCTTGCCGATGGTGTCGGCTATGGCTTCCACCTTGCGGGCGTTGGCTTCTACCTCGGCAATGTCCAGGGAGACCCTGGCCTCGATGTTGGCAATCCGCTCATTACTCGCGATTTTTTCCATCGCGATGTAATAATCCTCGGACTTTTCAACCAGCTCTTCGGTTTTCTTTGCTGCGTCATCAACAGATTTGCCGGATTTGACGATGGTCCCGGAAAACGAATTGATCTTTCCGGTGGCTTCGTCGTAGCCCAGCTGCAGGGAGCGGTTGTTGTCGGAGAGTTCCTTGGTGGTTTTGGAGACTTCACCCAGGGCGCCGCCACCCTTCTCAACGCTTCGGTTGAGTTCTTCAACGGCGTCCGTCACATCTCGCTGGGAGCCGGTGAACTCCTCCGTTTTTTGCTTCGCGGCAATCATTTCAGCGGTGTTTTTGTTTATCGCGACCCGCTGTTCTTCGGTGATCTCAGTGGTGTAACCCATGGTCTGACCAAGGGTCTTGTTCATTTCGTCGTAGCGCTGGCTGATCTTACGCAGCTCGTCGGTTTCCTCGGCCAGCTTTTTCGCTTCACCGGTTAGCGGGGCGAATGCTTGGGCGATTGCGTTCAGTTCATCGGCATTCAGCCGGTCATACAGCCAGCTGCCGATGGAGGTGCCGAACTTTTCTTCAAGTGGATTAATGATTGTCTCGTTGATGATTTCGCCGATGGCATACCCGCCAGCCAGGGCAAAACCGATAAGGCCGCCTTTCCCGACTTTACCCATCTTCTCGAGTTCGCCCAGGTTGCCCAGTAGGGCCTTGAAGCCTTGCGCACCGGCCAGGGCGGTTAACCCAGAGCCAACGGATTGAAGGCCGCCAGCCAGGCCGCCCAGAAGGGGCAGAACGGTATCAATGGCCTTGGCAATACCGAGCAACTCTCCAACGCTTTTCTGGGTGGCTGAGTCCAGATTCTGGAATTCCTCAATGCCGGCGCCAATGGCGTCGAATAGCGGCTCAAGGCCGTTGATGATGCCTGCTGAAACGTTGGTCAGTGCGGTAAAAGCATCCACCACTTTTTGCAGGGCCTGCTGCAAGCCTTCTGCTGTGTCCAGGTCGATATCACCGAATACCGCGGTTACCGCGTCCCCGAGTTCATCCCCCAGGCCGTCGAAGGCCGCCAGCAGCTGCGAGAAGTCCAGGCCCTCGAAAGCTTCCGGCAAATTCTCGGCAATGATGTTGACCTGTTCAGAGAACCGTTCCAGGCCACCCCGGAGGGCGTCAAACAACTTATCCGCGTTGTCACCCTGTAGGGCTTGCTGGAAGGCTTGAACGAGGCTTGTGGTAGCCTGGGTGGCGGCTTTCGTTTCCTCGATGTATTCCATCCCGGTAACTTTGGCTGCCGTGGTGAATGCGGCCCGAAGTTGGTTCAGGGCGAACTCTGCGGACTGGGTGCGAACCTCGAATTCCCGGAGCGTGGAACCGCTGGCCTCCAATGCTACTTTGAGAATTTCCTCGGAGCGTTCCGCGCCATTCAGAACCGCCAGGAACCGGCTCATCTGTTCGGCGCCGGCAATGACCGTTGCCACGCGCTGTTTCTCGTTATCGTCCAGGCTCTGGGTGGCTTCAATCAGGTCATACAGAACATCTTTGGTGTTGCGGCGCTGGCCGTCGATTTCAAGCTGAATGCCCAGCTCATCCTCCAGCAGCTCCTTTCGCTCCTTGGTGGGCTTGATGAGATTGGAGATTGCCGTTTTCAGGGCGTTGGCGGATTCGGATCCTGAGCGAGTGACTTCCACCACGGGTGTGAGTAATGCGGCGGTTTCCTCGAAACTCAGCCCAAGCGTTTTGGCTACCGGGGCCAGAACCTTGAAGCCGTCCCCGAGCTGGGCCACTGAAGCGCCGGCATTGTTGGAAACGGCGTTCAGCACGTCCAGCAGATTGGCGGCATCGGCAGCCGGAGCCTTGAAGCCCGCCAACGTACCAATCAGCAGGTCCGCCGATTGCTGGGTGGTCAGGTCCGCAGCGTTAACCGCCAGTAACGACTGTTCAACGAGCGTTAAGGAATCGTTGATATCGAAGCCGGCCTGGCGGAAATCTGCCGTGCTCTGAACAATGGCGCCGGCATCCACCCCGAACTGGTTGGAGAGGTTGCTGAAAGTGTCCGCATAATCGGCGGCGGCGCCTTCGTTGTCGCCCATGACTTTCTGAAGGTCAATCAGGGCCGCCTCAAAGCTAACGGCTTCCTTGGCTGCAAAGGTGAGAGCGGCAGCGCCCAGGGCAACCAGTGAGGTCTGCAACTTCAGAATACTGTCGGCAGCATTCGCCAGCGGGCCGGTGATGTTGCCGGTTTTATCGACGAGTGAATCAAGGTTCCTGCCAACGGATGAGATAACGGGGCCGGTCTTATCGACACCACCAAAAATCAATTCAACGGTTTTTTTTATTTTAGCCATGTTTTCTCCGGGCATAAAAAAACGGGTATCCGTATTTGGTGATTGATAAATGTTCAAATCAGGCCACGTTAAATCATCGCCGCAACGATTGATATGTCCACTCCATAGTTTTTCATCTGTTGGGTTGATCCATCATCAAAGTCACAGATCATCCTGTACATGATTGCGCCTTCGAGACGCGGTTCCCGCCGCTGGAACTTAGGGCGCTTTTTCTCGTATTTGAAAGCACCTTCAGCAAATAGAATCTTCGCCCGCAGGGCCTCAAAGCTGTAGCCCCGGCCCAGCCTGTTCATTACCCGGATCAGATTGTTAAGACTCTCCGTATATGCGTTGGTGACAGGGTGATTGAAGTAGTTGCAGATGTAAGGTTCCCAGTTCTGCCAGGCGCGAACCAGATCACTGAACGCATCTCGGATATCAGGTGTTAGTGTATGCAGCCAGGCATTGAATAGGGTTTTGGCCTCTGCCGGTGATTTTGAATCATAGATGGCATAGAAGTCCTCCTTCTGCCGGTAGGCCAATCCCAGCTCTGGATAGTTCTGACACCACCCATCAAGCAGAAAGGACTCTTTGTCGGTGAGGTCGCGCTCACGCTTGAGGAGCACGAACCTGTCGTGCATCAAGCCTCGGCGTTGCTTTGGCGTCAGTTGCTCTCTGAGAGACTTCCTGACGCGCTCCAGAGCGTCATTAGCCATCCTGACGACATGGAACTTGTCAATCACGATCTGAGCATCAGGAATAACTGTTTCAACGGCATCCCGGTAGGGCTTCCACATATCCATTGCCACATAGCGCACCTGTTCAAGCCCTTTGAGCTGGCTCAGATAGCGTGTGACCGTGGGTTTATTGCGATCCTTCAAGATCTCCACAATGGTGTTGTTCTGGATGTTGCTGACCACACAGCGAGGCTTGATTAGGTGGATCTCGTCGATGCCCATCCACTGAGGAATTTCAAACCTAACGGTCTTTTCCAACTCGTTGATGTAATCCCGGAAGATGGAGCGGACTGTACCTTCGACAATGCCAACCTCGTCTGCGATGCTGGTGAATGTGCGGGTGATGGCCTGCTTGCCGATCCACTCAACGAGGCGCTTGGTCATCTTGCGCTTTTCGTCTACATCCGGCAGCGGCTCATAAAACGTCTTATTGCAGCTCTGGCACTGGTAGCGGCGAGTATCAACATAAACACCGACGCGCTTGCCGTGCATCGGTAAATCCTTGACAAGCTGCTCTCTCCGGCCAAATCCACGAATGTTTTCAGACTGACAGTGTGAACATTTCAATGGCTGCCGGGTAACAGTGGTGGCTATATGGTAATCATGCTCGTCTTCGGTGATCTGGTTGACCGTGTAAGACGACAAATTCAGAATGTTGGCGGGCATTTAATGACTCTGTTACTGCTGACCATAGGGATAGAGGTCTGGCTTTCCTGTTGCTTCGAGGTACTTTTTGCGCAGATCGAAGAAATTCTTCTGGAGACTGGCATAATCCTGCTCCATGTTTTTGATCTGGCCGTACAGTAGATTTACCATTGCCTCCTTCTCTCGCAACTCAGCGCGGGCTGAATCTCGCTCCTTGACCAGCTCTCTCATAGCGTCGAGCAGGTTGCCGGTATGTCGTGCCATCACATCCTGAATGAGGTCGCTGGCCGATTCGTTCAGCCAGCGGGCAAGGGCGGGAATATCATCCTTGTTCGGCATTGTCCTTCCTGATTTCAGCATGGGGTTCTCCAGCTTGCGCCATCTGGATATTCACCAGGTCCATCATCAGGCTCGTAAACGTCCGATTCGCCCTCGATGTCGGTGACATCAATGTTATCCACGAAGACAGCGGCGGGCTCTTGTTCCTCGCCAAAAATGAATACTTCCTTCTTCTGGCTGATTGCCGCTGCGATGGCTTCCTCGATGTGCTGGCTAGCTGGGGCATCGCCAAATTCTTCGCACCAAGGTAGCTCGACAAATAACGAAAGCGAGACCTCGACTTTGAACTGTGACTTAATCGGCTTATCCATTATCGTTCCTCGCTTAATGAGCGGCGATTTTGCGATACAACGCATCTGGGGCCAGATCCGCATCGTTCGGCCAGCACACGGCACCAAATTCATAGACTCGCGCTTGGGCGAAGAACTCTGGGTCTTTCAGCGGCTCGAACATTGGCCCAAACAGCCGATCCGAAAGGCACACCTCGCCATAGGTGCCATCGTCGAAAGTGACCGCGAGGGTGTATTCAGGCTTGGTTTCTACATTGGTTACTCGGCGCATGATGCTTGCTCCAAGGGTTCAATCTTGTTGAGTGGCTGATGCTGCTCAGCCAGTTTCCAGTCGTTCAGCAAGTCTTGTCTGTGCTCGACCGCCCATTCAATCCGGCAGCCACGATGGATTCGAGAGGGCGACGGCTTAACTCCAGCTCTCTAGCAAGTTGCTCGGGCGAGTAGATTTGATTCGGCTTACCGATATTTTTGTATCCTGCTCCGTTCATGTACCCACGCCATAGCCCAACATCCTTGCCGATCACTTGGTAACTGGCCTTGGTACACCACCGAGATGGCTTCCGGAAAGTGACCGTGATGTCTACAAATGGAGATTTCCACTCGCCACCATGAGAAGGGTTCCACTCATTTTCATCAAGCATACGGATCGCGGATTCAACTAACCCGGTAATGCGGCTTGGTTTAGTGGTCATACTCCTGCTCCCCATCAATCATGCTATACGAAGTATGATAGCAATGCTGAATCCGAAATTCAACCACAGAATACGATTTTGATGCTTGCGCCATAACTTCCGGTCAAGGTGAGAATCAATCACCAAATACGGATACCCAAAAAANCCCGGCGCGTGGCCGGGCTTCTATGTCTGTCAAACTCGCTGTGTTAATCGCTATGAATTTAAGGGCGCACTCAGCATTCCTGATTCAGCTGCGCGGCAAAACTTCATCCTCGGGAAATTTTTCACGGCGGTAGCTCTCCAGGAGCTTTTCAAGCGAATCTCTCATCTCTTCTGAGTCAGGGTCTAAAGCATCGTAACCACACACCGGACACTCGCCATAATCAACACGCGGTGTCTGAGCCCTCAAAATATCCAAAAACGCTCTCTCCAACTCTGTGCAATCTGCCATGTTGCCCTCACTAATTATTGGAAGTTCAACGACAAATATTATCTCTATGCCGCCGGGCTTCTCGTATTCGTTGCTCGTGGTACACCTTGTCACTCTGGCTGTAGCCTTGGCGCTTCTGGTCTTCCCACCGTTCCTCGGCACTTTTCAGCCTGTCCTCCGCACCCTGGCACACGTAGTCCGGGCGGTTGTCGTAGCCTTGGCGGATTTCAGAGACACGCTGCTCATAACGCTGCTGCGCGTTTTCCAGGCGTTCCTGCCGGTTCTTCGCTTCCAGCTCCCGGGCGCGGCGAACAATATCCGATTCCACCGGCTTATCCGAGGATGAACTGGTGGTGTCTCGGATCTTTACTTCCTGTTGCTGGCCAGCCGGCGGCTGGGTACCGAAGTGAGTAACGCCGTTTTCATCGGTCCACTTGTAGACCTGAGCAACGGCGGAGAATGAAAGTGTGGCCAGTAGCAGGGCAAGAAAACGCATGGGGCTTACCTCCATGTAACGGTTTTTAAAGCCCTAGCATACTAACTCTTGCTATGCGCCTCCAGCCACCGGCGCCACAAACACATTTCGGTTTCCGTGAGATAGCCCTCTGGAAACACATCAGGCCGGATCTCAAACAGAAACCGGCTCTTTTGATGCGCCAGGGCTAAGCTTGCTTGGATGCCTGGGTCTTTCCAGAGGGCTTGCGCTTTACCTGGGCAACCTTGCCCTGACCGGTCAGGCTATAGATCTGGTTGGACAGCTCCAGAAAGTCCGTGGGGTAAGCATCCGCAATCCGCACCACATCCTGTATCTTCAGCTGGGGCTCAACCACGGCCATCTGCACATGGGACAGCTTCTTGGCGAGCGCTTGCGGCGTGTCATCGCCCAGGCCGAGCCCGTCCAGCAGCGCTTGTGCCTTTTCAGACTCAGAGCCCGCCAGCCGTTCGGCAACCTTCACCAGCAACTTGCTGTTGTCAGCTTCCTGATCTGCCCGGGCCAGCTCATCCGCAGTCAGTCCCCGAACCTTGAACACCACCGGCACAGGCTGCGCCTGATCGCCCTCACCTTCATAGCCGCCAAATCCGCCAGCCGTGAGCCCAGCCATGGGAACGTCCTGTTCCCGCGGCTGAAACTTCGCCTTGCGAAATGCAGCAAGGTCGAAATTGCTCACAGTGCTACCTCTTTGCCCTTCTCATCCACGTTGATGGTGCAGGCGGCCACAATGTCGCCGCCGGCCGGGTAGGTCCTGGCAATGGACAGAACGCCCTGTTCAATGAAGTGCTGCGGACGAGTCTTGTCCGGGTAAAACCGGAAGTACAGGTTCTGGCCCTGGACGCTGGCGATGGTATCGCTGATGCCGTCTGTCAGGTCAACGCTGAAGCTGGCGTTGTTCAGGCTCTGGGAACGGGTGTTCTTAACCCGGGTGTAGGTCTGCTTACTGGNGGCACGAAGTCGTAAGCGTCGAACGCCTCGATGAACTCCGGTGTAGCGAAGCTGGCGAACACGCCCTTGGGAATGTCACCGGTGTGGATCTTAGGCAGCGCGGAGCTGAACTGAACCGCACCGTTGATGGAATCCACTGTCGGGATCGGGAAGGTGGCGCTCTCCTGGTGTCGGTTAACCAGCTGGAAGATTTCGCCCTCAGTGACCGGGGCGGCAGTGTCGCTGCTCAGGCGCACCTGGCCAAGCTCAATAGAGCCAACCGGAATCAGCGGAGGGCCGCCAGCAGAGCCGCGAGTTTCCGCAAAGCTGGAACCCTCGGTGCCAGCGATGGCCGTTACGTCGCCGGCTGAATTGCAGACGATGCTATTGATCATGTGTGTACTGGTGCTGGCTCGGGTAACGGNCAGCAACCGCCAGTTCCTGACCACTCACGAACGCCGTGAACGCAGCAACCGCCACCGCATCATTACCGCTGGCCGGGGTAATGGCCGCTCCAGTGATCACGCCATCAGGACGAACAACTGGGGCAAAGCCGGCGGCCTGGGACCACAACTCTTCGCCGGATTCGAACAGCTGCGCATCACCAGAATCATTGGTCAGCGCAGTCATGGGAAAAGCATTCTGCCCGCCTTCAAATTCGAGCAGCGCGTTGTCTGTAGACATAATTTATTCTCCAAGTGCTGGAAGCCCGAGCGGGCGTTTACGGACGTGTGGGCACAAAAAGCCCGCGCTGGGCGGGCTGGTTGTGCGAGGGGTTGGGTTATTGGCTGAACGGGTCGCCGTTTGCGGTCTTAAACACCACGTCAATGGTCACCGAACAGCCGATGACTTTCAGGCCGGATACTGGCGTGAGCACCATGGCATTCACTTCTGTCATGGATTCGGCCAGGCCACCCAGGGTGGTCTCAGGGTTGCCGGCGGAATCATTGAAAAGGGCCTGCATCACCTGGCCATACATGGCGTTTGCTGCAGCAGCATATGGCTTCTCGGCATTAGCTTTCAGAAATTCGACTACCACCGGCATGGTGTGCTGGTTGGTTCGGTACCGCGTCTTTTCCGTGTCGTGCTCACCGTCCCACACACAGACAAATTCGTCTTCATCGGCGTAGGTTTCGCGGCGCAAAACATCAACGGCAGTCAGGCCATCCAGTCTCGCAACGATGGCTTTTACGACCTGCTCACGAATGGTGTCCACTACAGCAGTCCTCTATCGATCAGGCTAACCTGGCGCTTGAGTTCAGTCATCATCTTCTCGCCGGCAATCTGCTCTACTTTTCCCGCCAGCCCCGGGGCCTTTTCGTAAATGGTTGGAACACCTGGGCCAGACTTCCGGCGGTAGGGGCCGAAGCCGTTGAAGCGTGGACTGTCCACGTTAGGCTCGAACACGCCGGTGTATCGCTCTTTGATCAGGGTCCAGATAAACGCATGGCGGTACCGTTCCAAGGGCTCGCCCTTCCATAACCGGAAAGAGACACCTTTGGCTGTTTGCCTTGCCTTGTAATGAATGAGTGAAATCGGCTCGCCCTTGAGCACCACCTTTGCGCTCAGAGCACTGATGCTTGTCGGGTAAACCTTGGTGTGTTCGCGGATCTTCTTTTTGGTGAGGTTGGCCTTCTTCGCCATCTCATCAACGCCGGTCTTTTGCCCTTGCTTCGCACCGAAGTTGATTGATCGCTGAATGGCCTTGCGGCTGCTATTCCTGTATGCCGTCAGCAGAGCCCGAACTTCGGCCAAGCTGCTCGGCTCAATCTCAACCTTAACTCCGCTCATTCCTCAATCACCACAGCCCGGACGGTGTAACCGTCATTGCTCAGCTTTTCCTCCACCACCCAGGACTCAGCGCCCACATCGATCACATCGCGCTTCTTGAGCGTGCCAACATCCTCGGTGAGCATTTCTGCCTCGGTTCGGCGTTCCGGGGTTTGAGTCTCGCCAGCGGTGGTGAACTCAACATCACGGGAAAGGTGAACGTGCAGATCCGCCACCACTTCACCGCCGTTGTACCGAGTCAGCGTGCAGGGTACGCCCTGGCTTTCCAGCAGACGGCGGGCCGATCGCTTGAAGGTTCTTTCGCTCATAGATCAATCTCCACAAACTGAAACGGCCCCGGAATGGGGCCGCTTGGATTTGCAGAGATCAGCCGGTGAGCTTGACCACTGCGCTCGGGCGCGTGCACAGGAAGATCGGGTTGGACTGGGACTCAAGGGCCATGCCCTTGTTCATCGCCAGCGGCTCCATCTTCGAGTAGTACGGCAGGCCGTTGGTGTTTACGGTCTCCAGGTAGTTTGCCGGAGCAAAGCGACCAATGAAGAGGTCAGCCACACCTTCAGGGATGGCGTAGGCCTCATCGTCTGCGATGAACTTGTTGCCGCCAACCTGTCCGCGGTACTGCTCGAACACTGCGCCGCCGAACTCAAAGCCGCCACGCACATCGTCACGCAGGGCTGCGCCGTCCATCCAGCGCGCATAGGCTTCCTGAACCAAAGGGTGACCCACCAGGTTCTTGAAGTAGGTCCGGCCGCACAGAACGCGCACACCCGTGAAGCTCACGCCTTGCAGCTTGTCTTCGATCTTGTCCAGCAGTTCCAGCACCTTGTTGCGCACCTTGGTGGTGCCAGTGCCCAGCACGAGGCTGTGAGTGGTTTGGCTGATGCCGAAGCGGTTGAACAGGTCAACCATAACGGTGGTGCCGTCAGAATCCAGCAGCTGCCCCTTGGCAGCGCCGATCATCAGGTGTTCCAGAGTGGCGTCGCTCTGGCGGCGATGCTTGGCCAAGTGGCGGTTTACCACGGTCTGCACGGTCTCAACCTCAGACTCGGAGCCGAAGGCCCGCACGTTCTGGATTTCGTCAGCCATCACTGCGCCGGACTGCGGCAGGTGCAGCGTGTTGAACGGGATCATGGTGCGCTTATCGCCCACAACCACCTGGCCAGGTGCACCACGGTCAGCAGCAGCAACCAGGCCCAGGGTGGCGCCATCCTTTTCGATGCTCAGACTGGTGGTGGTGATGCCTTCGTTCTGGAAGATGCCCAGCTGGCCCATCCGGCCCGGAACGTGCGGCTGCTCTGCAATAGAAGCGGTCAGGCTTTGCAGGCTGAACGCATCGTCGTTAAAAATATCCAAAGATGGCATAGTTATTTCCTCTCGAAATCAGGTACAAAAAAGCCGCCAGCAGGCGGCCTTGTCGTTAAGCGGCTTGGGTTATCGAACGATGACACCAGCAGCAGCCAGATAGGCAGTGCCTGCGGCGTCGTTGTCGGTCAGAAGAGCGGCTTTAACTTCGGCATCGCGCACAACGGCAACACCGCTGGCGTCAGCAGTGGATGCGTCAACAGCGTCATAAAGCACGCCGGCCGCCACTTCAGTGCCGTCTGATGCGGCGTCGTCGTAGGCGGTATAACTGCCGCTTGCGGTAATTTTCCCCAGCACCTGACCGGCAGGGAATGATCCGCCGGTTACGGTGATAGCTTCTCTGGAACGGGTGCCGTTAGCTTCTGACAGCAGAAATTCACCGGCACGGGTGGCTTCGGTAGTTGCCATGGTGGTTAACCTCCAAGGTTATTGAGTTGTGCGTAGGCCCGCTTGTGGTCGGGCTGTTTTGCGGTGGTGCCCGTACCGGGCGTGTGGTGATGATCCAGATCCTGGTCAGTCAGAGCTTTCGCCTCGGTAATCGCGGTCCGGAGCATCTGTGTGGGATTGGAGATGTGCTGCATCAGGACATCAGCGTCCAGTCCGCCAGCAGCGGCAATGTCTTTCACTTCTGCGGCAAGCTTCAGGCGGGCCTGAACCGTGGCCATTGGTAGTTGCTCTTTGGCCATCGAAACCGCCAGCGAATCAAAGCCAGCATCAGAACACAGCGCAATGACCTCATCTGCGGTGGCCGCCGCCGGATTCTTGAAGGCTTCCAGCTCAGTCCGCAATTCGTCCAGGGACTTCTTCTGAGCTTCTACTTGCGCCTTGTAGCTGGCAGCTTCCGCTTCGGCAGCGCGGATCTTGCCCTGCATTTCGATCTGCTGACGGAACTGGGCAGGGTCTGCACTGGCCACGGCTTTCAGCTTGGCGTCCTTGTCAGTCGCGAAGCCCCATTCAATGGCTTCGTCAGCGCCCATGTATACATCGCCGCGATCCAGCAGTTCGTTGATCTCGTCGGCCGACTTCCCGGTGCTGGCGACGTACGCATCAACAATGGCGTTATCGATCGCAGCAATGCCGGCAGCATGCTCTTCCAGTTCCTTACGGCTGTAGAAGCCCATCATCAGAGTGGAGGCGCGGTGGGTCATGATGCTTTTGCCAACGCCCATGGTCCGAGTGTCGCCACCGAGCATGATCACCGTGGCAATACTGGCCGCCATTCCGGTGACCCGAACATGGACTTCAGCCTCATGGTTTTTCAGGTAGTTCATAATCCGAACGCCTGAAGCTACATCACCGCCTGGGCTGTTCAGCTCTAGATCAATGCGGTCCAGTTCGCCGAGGGCATCCACCGCTTCGATGAACTCGCGGGCTGGCTGTTCGCCGGTGAAGTCGGCCACCCAATCCGGAGCCCAGTCCGAACCAATGGCCCGGTCAATAACTACCTTGGCCGTCCGGTCACCGGAAGCCTGTGCTGTGAACCATGGCATTGTTTATTCCTCTTCGGTGAGTTCCGCCTTGCGGAGCATGTCTGACTTGCGTTTGCGGGCGTTGACGTTGGCTTGCTGGATATCCTTACCGCGATAACCACGCTTGGCGGTGGCGGCGTCCAGGCTTTCCAGGTCGTTCTCGATTTCCTTCACGACTGCGTTAACGTCTTGCTCGGGGTGAATGTGCGGCCAGCGCTGGGTGCGCCAGTCACGGCGGTTGTAGTCGTCATACCGATCGGCGTAGCCCGGGGCGCGGACGGCACCCGTCAGAACGGCGGCATCGGTGAACCAGAAACCAACCCGCTCACACACCTGGTGGATGGCCAGATGGTCCTGGGCCATTTCGATCTCGCGGCGGTATTCGTTGATCATGGCCCGGTACACACGATCATTGATGTTCTTCCAGTCACCAGTCATCAACTCATAGAGCGACTTGGTTCCGGCAGCGATGGCCAGAAGTTGCTGGCGCTGAAAGTCGGAATAGCCGGCACCGGTGTTGTCGCCATCGAACAGAGTGAGCTTCTCGCCGGCGGCGCCAGTCAGCACAGTGCCGGGCTGGGCGTTAATCTCTGGCAGAGGGTCGTCGCCATCCACTGGCTCACCGGTGATCGGGTCAAAGTTCCAGTCGTTTTCACCGGAGTATTCTTTCTGCAGAAAGCCAGTGAATGGTGCCCGGGTTTCCTTGCGCACCAGTTCGCTGTCTTCGTAGCTGTCATAGGTCTTGGCGCGCAGCAGGGCCTGAACTACGTCCGGTTCTCCCCTCACCTGCCCGGGGCGAATCGGCAGATAGTGGTGAATCACCTGGCTTGCCGGAACCCGGATGGTTTGGCGCGACATCATGCTGCCGTCCGCATCCTGCGGGTGCTCGGTATACATGTGGTAAGCCACTCGCTGGCCGCGCTTGTTGAACTCGATGCCGGCGATGACGTGGTTCCCATTCGGTCGGGTTTCGTTCATCGTCTCTGGCACATGGTCCGGTTCGATAACCTGCAGCTGAATCGGAACGGCCATGCCAAACGATGCCGGCCGGGAGCGCAGGCGGATGAACACTTCGCCCGCACTGCGACGACTCCGGCAGGACTGCGCCAGTTGGCCGTAGAAATCCAGTACGCCGTCCGGGCTGGACATTCCCGTCCATGGCGTCCAGAGGTCAGACAGCCCTTCGTTGAACTCGTCGTTGCTGGACTCGAACAGCGGTGTGATACCGGTGCCGCTCTCATTGGCCACGTTGCGGCTGATGGCGCGCTCAAGCCATGGGTTATTCCGGTAGGCTTGGCGGGCCCGGTTGCGCAGGGTATTCAGGCTGCCGTTCAATGCGCGGTTTGGGCCAGTGGCGGGGGCGCTCCACCCGGATGCCCGGCGGCCTTGGGTGGCACCTTCATACGCCTGGGCTTTGAATTGTGGCACTTCACCAGCGCGAACACGGATTCTTGGCTTGGTCACCTTAAACTCCCTTGTTCACGTTCAGGCGGACCCCGCGTCTCGGCGCTTTGCCGGAGGCGGTGGAAATGGAATTCTCAATGTGTTGCTTGGCTCTCATCAATTCGTTGATGGAGCGGTACCGGACGCGCTTTCCGTCCGCAAACTGCACTTCCAGCTCGCCGGTCGCAATCGCGTCATTGATTGCTGTCAGATCGTCCTGTGTAAATGCCATCACTGAAACCTGATTCGGGAGCGCCGTTTCTGGCGTTGAGCCGGTGGCACTGTTGATTTGCGGGTTGCGGAGCGTTCGCCATCGGCCTGGATCTCTGAGTTGTTGTCCCAGTCCCGGGCCCACGGCGGGGGCGATGCCCAGTTGATCTTGTCGTAGCCGTAGAGCGTGGCCACCACATCGGCGTACACGCAGAGGTCGAAGGCCTCGTTGGGGGCCTTACCGGGCTTCTGCCACTTGCCGTTGGTCAGCCGCTGTTCGTACGTCAGCTCGTCAAAGAACCATTCACCAAGCCAGTCCGGGAAATGGAAGTAGTTCGGCCCGGGCTCGTCCCGCTCAAGGGCGTTGCTGATCGTGTCTTTCACCAGGTTGGTGTTGATCAGGTACAGCGGCACATCGCCCTTGGCGCTGGCGTGCCGATCTTTCCGGCCAGTGTTGTCTGGCCAGGTTTCCTTAACCCTGGGCGCGGATCGTGAGCTGCCGCCCTTCAGAAGCCTCACTTTCCGGTGCAGCCCCTGGCGTTTCAGGATCCGGTAGAACTGGTATGCACTCTCGGTAACGGAAGCGTGGCCGCCATGCTTGCCTTCACCGCCTGTATCGATGCCAGTAGCAAGCACCGGCATTTCACGGCCACTGCCGTCCGCCAGCTGATACTTTCGGGTGATCACATTGGTGATCAACAGGTTCCAGTCCTCGATATGACCTGCAGGATCAATGCGCAGTTTTTCGCCGTTGTCGTCGATTCTCTCCGACATCCGAAGGCTGAACCGGTCGATAACCCAGCGCTCCCGGTGTTCGCCGTAGCCAAACACCTGGACCACGAAGCGGCGTTTTTTGCCGCCCTGCACGTCCACTGAAGCAAACAGGCTGCGAACACCTTCCGGCACCACACGCTCACCGAGAGATTCCGCACGCTCCTGAATGGCGTCACGGCTGCGAACGTTTTCCGCTTTCCGGTACTGGTCCGGCCTACCCCAATCTGTGTTGATCGTGGTCTTCAGCTTTTCCTGGCTGCCGGTCTGTTCGTAGACTTCCTCAGCCTGCTTGAGCTTTGCCGCCAGGCTCTCCCAGGTCTGGAATGTGGCTGCTGGGCCCTCCATCCAGAAACTGGCAATTCGGGTTTGGCGGGGCTCCCCGATCAGCTCACCGGCTGGCGTCAGGCTGCAACCTTCCGGTATCCATTCGGCCCTGGCGTTGAGCTTTCGCTTACCTTCGGCAACCACGCCGCAGTGCGGGCAAAACGGCTTCGCGGCATCGATGTTGAAGTTCTCAAGGATTGGCTGGAACCATTCGTCACAGCTGGTGCACTGCCAATACAGCCTTTCC